ACCGCCATCCTCGCCGGGGGTGTCGCCGCCGCTGATGGTCAGCGCGTCATACAGAATGCTCAGACTGTCACGGGGACACGCCTGCGCGGGAGAGAGGCCGCGGCGCATGGCCTCGGCAAAAGCGCGGTGATATTCGTTGCTCTTGCGCAGCGCGGTAAGGGACTTGTTTTCACCCTCAGGCTTCTTTTCTTCCTGAGCGCCCTCCTGATCCCTGATGGCGTCGCGCACTACATCCATGCGCGCTTTCTGCGCCTTCACAGCGTTGCGGTGTTTTTCAAGGTCTTCGGCGCTCGCATTCTTATCGTCGGCGGCGCGCATGGCCTCATTGGTCAGGCGCTTGAGCTCATCCTGCATGTCGCGCAGCTGCTCGCGCAGATCGGTAATGGATTTAGGCATATCGTGTTTCCTCCTTATTTGTCAGGCCTTATTCGGCCATGAGCGTCATTTCGAGCCTGAGACGCGCTCGCGCGGCCTCGCTGGCCACATCATCTTGAGACGGCCCGCTCTTTTTCTGCATTGAAAAAACGCGCTCATACAGCGCGTTTCGGTTGGCGGCAGCGTATACGACGCCGTGCCTGAAAGCCGCTTCAGCGCCCGCTGCCTCTTCTTCCGCCTGCGCTTTGGCATAGGCGATTTCATCAATCAGCCCGTACTCCAGCGCAGATTTGGCATTCAGCCAGCTTTCCTTCTTCATCAGGTCAAGCAGTTCGTCGCGGCTCAAATGGCTGCGCGTCTGATACGCCAGGATAATACCGTCGTCAATCTCGCGCAGCATGCGCGCCGCTTCATCCATGGCGTCCACATTTCCCCAAGCAACCGTGCCGGCGCGATGGATCATCATGTACGCTGCAGGCGACATCTTCACCGTATCGCCGGCCATGGCAATAATGCTGGCCGCGCTGGCAGCAACGCCGTCAATCATCACGGTTACGTGCCCCTTGTGCTCTTTGAGCATGGTGTAGATCTGACTGGCCGCCACCACGTCGCCGCCAGGGCTGGAAATATACACGGTGATATCACCCTTCAGCTTATTCAAATCATTCCTGAACTGCTTGGGCGTCACTTCATCGCCCAACCAGCTTTCGCTGGCGATTTCGCCCTCGATGCGCAGCACGTTTTGCTGCTCGAGGGCTGCCCAGAATTTCATGCGGTTTCCTCCTTTCCGCTCAGAATCAGCTGCAGCGGCGCAAGATCGCGGGAAATCAGCGGTTGATCGCCGCCCTCAACAGGCGGCAAATACGCGCGCTCGCGGATCTCATTGATCGTCATCTTGCCGTTGCGCAGTGCTTTCTGCTCAGCCTCTGCCTGCGTGCTGGCGTCGGCGCGATGCAGCGCCTCCATGTCACAGTGGAAAGCATAGCCTTCCTTCATCCGCTCCCAAGTCAGGATTTTGCGGTTGAATTGATCCTCCCACTGAACGACAATAGGCAGCATCGTCAGCTGCAGATACTCAAGCATCGATTGCTCTGCCGTCGAATAGCTCGTATCCTGGTAGTCGCCCATCATATGCGGGGGGATGTTGTAGACCGTAGCAATGCGGTTGCGGCTGATGCGCTCCACGTCAAGCACCTTGGCGTCAACGGGAGACTGATTAAAGGTCGTGGCCGTCATGCCGCCTTCCAGCAGGCATACGCGGCCGCCGCTGTCATCGTAGGTATCAAGGAACTGCTCAACCATTGCGGTCTTTCGTCCCTGATCCATTGTTGCGCTGTTGGGCAGCGTCAGGATAATGCCGGCGTTCACGTTTTCAAGCTGCCTTAAGGAAAACTCCTTGACCTTTTGGTCATACTCAATTGTGCCGCGCAGCACATCCACCGGGCGTATGCCCTTAAGCCCATTGGCGGATATATGGCGGATCACAAGCATTCTTGAATCGTCCACCCACATTTCCGCGCGCTTGGGCGTATTGGGGTTATAAATCCTGTACCAGATTTCTCCCGTTTCAATTTCCCGGTGCGGCGTTACATACGCAGGATCCAATACGTCAAGCCGCTCTATGCCCTGGTCGTTGCGTTTGGGCACAATCAGGGCGTAGGCATTGCCTTCATTTCCGCACACAGCCTGCATCGTCTGCCGAAACTGACTGGGCGTCATCGAGGGGTTGGGCGCGTAGGCCACAAGCCGCTCAAGGTCGTGATCCTTTTGCTTGACGCCATCCTTGTATAAATGCATGGGCATGGCAGCCATGGTGTTGGCAATACGGCTGACGGCCGCATATATGCCTTCACTCGTTGTCATGGTATAGTCCGCGCGCGTTTTAGTGACCATCCGCAGCCGCGAAAAATCAAAGGCTCCCTCCGCCTTGTTCTTCACAGGCTTGTCCCGCGCACGGGAGGCGGGTCGGTTTTTCTTGAATAGCGCCATGGGGTTTCACCTCCGTAATAAAAAAAACGCCTTATCAGCGTTCTCTGCGATTATGCGCGCCGCTCCTGGCGTCGCTTCTTGAGGTCGATCACCGTGATCTGCGGCAAAAAATCCATTTGCCCACGGGTCGGACACAGATGCATGTACAGCGCATGCGCGTCCAGCCATGCCATGAAACCGTCAATCTTGCGATACCGGTTCTTTTTCGTGGGCATCCAGTTTTCCTTTTCCCGGTCGCGGTAGTCATTACGCAGCCGGACATTGCCCAGATACCATCTGAGCATGGGGTCGTTGTTGGTAATGATCTTGCCACCAAGCAGCTGCTCGCGCACATCCTTCATCGGATCGTTGAGCGTCAGCGGCCCCTGACGGATGATCGTCATATCAAACCCGCGTTCCTTGAGCATGCGCGTGAGCGTTACGGCATTGGCCGGGTCATATCCAATCCCCTGAATTGCGTAGTCCTTCACACGCTCGCAGAACCAGTCATATACCAGCTCCTGCTGCACATATTCGCCCTCCACAATCGTCAGGTATCCCTGCATCGCCCAACCGTAATAGTCAATCTTTTCGTTATCCTTTTCGACCTTGGCCCGCGGTACCCAGCTGTGATGCATCACATAGAAACTGCCGTCATCCAGCGGGAAGAGCAGCGCCGCTGCCGTAAAGTCCTCGCGCGCACTCAGGTCAAATCCGCCATAGCAGCGCCGGCCCAGCAGCGTGTCAGGGCCAATGGTCTTTTTGTTGCGCCCCATCACGGAAGCGTCCACAAACGTGGCGTCGGCCGCATCCACCATGACGTTAAGCTGCTTGGTGATAAAGTCCGCCAGCATGCGGGGCGTACCGCGGCTGCGCTCGTAGTCAAGCCTGAGCGTTTCCATGCTGAGCAGCACACCCAGCGACGGGTTGGCCTTGATCCAGCAGCTTTCGTCATCTACCCGATCATCTTTGTCAATTTCGCAAATAAACGTAAACATACTGTCCGCCACGCTCTGAGGGAAGGGCGGCTCTTCCAGCATGGCGTCTGTGAACCGCGCGTAAAAGTCCATCAGCGGACCGTCCAGTACATAGCCCATGGTGGATATGTATACGTCCAGCGGCTGTATGCGTTTGTTGTGCGAACGCTGAATGACGTTAATCACCTTGTATGTACGATACTCGTGGATCTCATCAAACACGCCCAGGTGCGTGCTCAGACCGTCCAGCTTGGTTGAGTCATTGGCGCGCGTCTGAATAATGCCGCCCGTCTTGTCATAGTGAATGGCCGTGCGCAGAACGCGAAAGCGCCCCCGCAATTGCGGAGACGCCTGAATCTGCTCTGTGCACATTTTAAAGATCGTGTCGTTAGCCTGCGTTTTACTGTTGGCCAGCAGGTACGCTTCCGCACCCTGTTCGTTGTCTTTACTGATAGCGTAGATCGGCAGACCCGATACAAACGTTGTTTTTCCGTTGCCGCGTCCAACCAATATCAATCCTTCCTTGAATCGCCTTAGACCTGTTTTTTTGCTGACCCAGCCGTAGAGCGAACACAGCACAAAGCACTGCCAGGGCATGAGCAAAAGCTTATCATAATTGCCCTTTGTAGGCTTGATAAACCGCTCCATGAAATCCACAGGACGGCTGGCCAAAACAGGATCGAAGCGCCAGGGATACCCGGGCGCTTCGCTGTTTTTCATATCCCGGATATGCCGGGCACATGCCATTTTCACTTTTTCACAGGCGACAATCTCGCCGCTGAGCACGCCTGCGACATACGCTTGCATGCGTTCAACTGCCGTCAAAAGTCCTCAAACCCCCCGGAGCTTGCACCGCCGCTTCCGCCAAACCCGCCTGACGCCGGAGTGATTTTAAGCTCTGCCATGAGCTTTCTTTGCGTATCGCAGCAGGCTCTCAGCGCCGCGCAGCTCTTGTTTTCCCGCTCGCCCGACTGCCGGCCGTTGTACCATTTTTCACGTACGCCGTGACGGCGGATGTCCTCGCGGTATTTGTTGGCCAGTATTTCCTGATCGGCAATCATATAGGCGATCTGTTGCGCAGCGTCGCTGATACCGCCATTGTTCAGCAGCGCCTGCGCGCATACACGCTCATAAAGCTCTGCTGCCTGCGGATCCGCGCGGAGCAATTCAAGGTGCGTGCATTTCAGCTGCTCATTCATTGCACTCCTCCTTTGTCACAGTTTTATGATCCGCGCCCGGGGCGCGTCTCGTTTATCCGTTTTCGGCTTATTGCCTTTTTCGGGGTGGAAGTAGTTGTGGTGCTTATCGCACAGCGATTCGAGGTTATTGATATCAAGCGCAAGCTCTGGGTATTCCTCCCTCGGCTTGATATGGTGTACCATCACAGCGTCCTGCACTTTGATAACCTGTCCCTGATAAAAGCGTCTGAGACACTCCTGACACAGACCCAGATCACGATCAAGCGCCTGCTGCCGGACGGCGCGCCATGGTCCGCTCTTATAAAACGGGTCGGCCTTTTTCTCGTGCATTATACTCTTATCACATCTTGACACGGAACACAACCCCAACTGCTTTCAACTCTTTTCAACTCTTTTCTACATGAACCAACTGACTACAACTGACCCCCAACTTTTTGTGCTCATTGCACAAAGATTTTGGCTGCGTAGCGCTGATACCGGCGATGCCATTTTGCGTATTCTTTGGGTAAATATCCATCCGGCACGCTCTGAGGCAGCATATCCAGCCCCTGTCGGCGCTTTCTGCGAACATACTCCACAGAGTAACTCAGCTTTTTCGCCACCCCCTGCAGCGTGTCCCCGCGCACATAATAGCGATGCAGTACCCGCCCTTCCAGCGGCCCAATTCCTTCAATCAGACGGCACACAGCCTCCTGCTCATGTTCATGCATGCGCCCCCGCACAAGGATAATTTCTTCCGCTTCCGCAAGCTTAAGCGCATAGCGCCCCGTCCGATCACTGACGCCCTGCCCCCCGCCCGCGTTGCCATCGGTGGAAACACTGAGACTACCCGCCATGTCATGCAGCAAGTCCGCATGGCGTCTGAGTTCCTGCATATCCTGCTCATACGATCTGCACATTTCCATCAGGTCCGCGCTCAGCATTACGTCCACCTCCTTCATTATCGCTGCGCAGGGCTTAAAAATTCAACGCTGTCTGCATTGACCTCCCATACCGTGCGCTCTGCTCCGTCCTTTTCATAGCTGCGCGCTTCATGACTGCCAGCCACCGCGCATTTTTTGCCCTGGGCAAGATATTTGCAGCAGTTCTCCGCCAAGGCATTCCACGTTACGACCGTAAAATAATCCGCCTTTTCCCGGTCATGCAAACGATTCACGGCCACAGTAAACGTCGCCTTGACTTTTCCCGAGTCAAACTGGATCCGCTCCGGATCGCGCGTGAGATTGCCAACAATAAATATCTTATTCATTCCCCGGCGTCGCTCCTTTCCGCTGCCTGCGCGCCGATCAGCGCCAGGACGTCGTCAGCCAGTTCAAAATCACACGTCATTTCTTCCAGCCCCTGTGCCTTGTAGTACGGACAATCGCCGCACCCATGCCCATCAATTCCATAGCAGCACATCACGCCCAGACGGATTTTTTGATTCTTTACACTGTTTTTCATGGGACACTCCTTTCCGCAGAAGCCTTTACCGTTTTCTCATTCCCACCCTGAATCCATGATACCTGGCTTTTGATTGAATGGTTTCTCCTGTCCACACACACCGCTTCACCGCAGCACTCTACCTTGACATTCTCGCTGTATTTAGCCGAAACAATAACCGTGGCACTGTCGTAGGCCTCGACCGTGGCGCTGTCGGTGGCCCTGACCGTGGCGCTGCCGGAGGCCTCGACCGTGGCGCTGCCGTAGGCCTCGACCGAGGCGCTGTCGGTGGCCTCGACCCTGGCG